GGTTTATACGCTTGCTCACATGGATCTGGTTTAAGTTGTCACCGCTAGAAACGCTATATAATTGGCTTGTTGACTTGTCATCATCTGCAGTCTACCCCGACTACCGGCAGCAGTTTAAGGACAATTGTGCTCTACTTTGGATAAAGCATGGCACACCCCGAAATCACTCGCATCCGGAAGCCGCTAGGTCTCGTTGCCGTGCAAACATCATGATGTCGAACTTCATCACGTCTTTAGGGATGGATAGGTTCTCATATTCGATGTCCGCAACTGAGAAGAGACTCGCGATGGCAGGAAACAGGTACTATTATGAGGCTAAGGATTTGCAAATGCACGCTCAATTCGGGAGCCCACAGCCTGGTCAAGTCGTAACACTTACCGATGTGGACTACTATGCCGATATGAACGCCTTGCTATCCATGGGACTACCAACACTCCTCTACACTTTCGTGCCAACAAGCGTTGCCGGGAGTACAGAGAATGGCGTCTATAAGGTGAACGACCAAAACCATGTTGAAATGTTAGTAGATGGAGGTGCCAGATATGAGCACCCGCTATGGGACTACGATACTGACCATCTTATCGTACACAGTTATTGGTACAGCTACATGTATTTAGTAGAACAATTGCGTGTAACCGATGACCGGAGGATTATCTTTCTCAACCCCATTCGACGCGTTAGTGCGCCAATGGCGTGGCTTCTGAAAGGTAAAACTCTGACCAGACGTAAGCTTGTATCAAATGGCGCCGTTGCAGGCCAATATTTAGAACGCCAGGAGGGAGGGATGTCGCGAGCGATATTCTCGTTCGCGCGTGTTAATTCTTACGATGCTCTGGATTTACCATCGTATGTGTTGCAGGCCTCCTTAATAAGAGCCAAGGAGTCGAAAACCCCACACATATCGGACATCGAGAGGATATTCAACACCTACATGATTCCAAATCCAGTCTTCGCTGCAGCTCTTTTCATTGATCTCTACAAGAACACACCAGAGATATTCAATGTTAAGATGGTCAACGTGAGCCCCTGCGTGGAACAACATACATACCAAGCAGTCGGTCCGTTGGTCACCGAAGACGGCACACCATCCATGCGAGCACTTTGGCCGGGTTACTCATGTGACACGTTCTCACCAGCCAAATCGTACAATAACGACGTTGCTTGCATTGAAGGCCGCATCAAGGAACCGCGAAACCGCGAGCCCCAGTTGCCACCCATCACTCAACAATATTTGGAAGAGTTCTTGGCGTTTTTAGTCCCACAACATTTACGTGGGACTTTATCACCATTGGACTATGATGAGATGGAAGAGCAATTTGACCGACCAACACAACGGTCACTGCTGGAGCGAGCGAAGGATTTCATGTTCGGGAAGAACGTGATTCGGTCCTTTCAGAAGGCTGAGGCTTACCCTAAAATAACACACCCCCGGAACATAACAACTTGTTCCATGTCCCACAACTTCATCATGGGACAATTTGGGGTACCGTTTGTGAAGCGGATTTTGAAGGGTTGCCACTGGTATGCATTTGGAAAACATCCCTCGGAGATCGCACGCCGTCTTGAGGACAAGGCGAGAGGAGCG